TGTAATAAGATGAGACACTTAAATGAATTTAACAAAAAAGTTTTACAAACATTTACATCTCGTCAAGCATATACTGAGGTTAAAGGTCATTATATTCCTATTATATTAAACAGTTCTTCTGATGAATCAGTTTTGGATATTGAAAAGAGAAAATACTACGTTCAAAATTACGAGTTCTTAATGATGGGATTTCTATTAGATGAAGATGAGTTTGAAGTATCACCAGCAATCTCAAGAACTGCAACATTTTTAGAAGTTGACACTTTTAATGTTAAAAGACGTGCAAGTAAAGAACCTTCGAACCCTGATAATTTCGACTTAAATATTGTATTTAATCAAGGTATAACTTCATTAACAGAAACCTATAGATATCAGGTTAATCTTTCAATAATAGAAAGTGATAATGTTGATAGTTATTCCGTTTATATAAATGATAATTATATTGGTGATGATGTTAGTTTAATTAAGGTTACAACTAATGACACTATTAAAATAGAGGTTGTTAAAAATGATAATACTAAGAGTGCAAATCTTTTAACAAAAGCAAGGTTACTTTAATTATTCACCATAGATATCTTTAACTTCTTTACAGTTATCTTCTATTAGTTTCTCCAAAAACTTATATATTTTCAAACCGTGTTTTTCACAATGTTTTTTTAACAGGTTGTGAGACTCAGGTGAAATTTTTATGTTTTTTATTTTATTCATCGGTAGTTTTTTAAAAGGTAGAAAAAAGGTAGAATTTTTTCATACTCTTAATAAATATGCCAGTATAAGAATAGTTTTTTAGGATTTTTCGTAATATTTATCTAAAAAATAAAACTTAAGAAATTATTTAACAATGGCGACAGCAAACAAAGTATTCGTATCTCCAGGTGTTTATACATCTGAAAGAGATTTAAGTTTTGTAGCACAAAGTGTAGGTGTAACAACTTTAGGTATTGTAGGTGAAACTCTTTCGGGTCCAGCATTCGAGCCGATTTTTATCTCAAACTTTGACGAGTTCCAAACCTATTTTGGTGGTACAAATCCAACAAAATTTGTCAACACCCAAATTCCTAAGTATGAAGCAGCTTATATAGCAAAGGCTTACTTGGAACAATCTAATCAATTGTTCGTTACAAGAGTACTTGGATTATCAGGGTATGACGCAGGACCTTCATGGTCAATAACAACAGTAGGTAACTTAGATAGTACAGGAACAACTGCAGTATCAGTTTCAGGACCTTTCTCAATTACCTTTAGTGGTACATCAGGTACAACAACAAGTATGGAAATTACTGATTATTCTAGTTTACCTGCATCTATTGAAGATATTATAAGTAACCCATATACAACATACACAGGTGGTGAATCAAATATCTTAGATGATATGAAAGATTATTTATATGGTGAAATTACAGACCAATCGTCTTCAGGTTCAACAGGTTATTACTGGGGAGCTGTAAGTGCTGACACATATGCAAGTGTTACAGGTGCTACACCATCAACATACTCAGCTGATACTAATGTATTAGATGTTGAAAATATTAGATTTGAAGATATCGATTTAGACGCTTCTCAGAACGACCCATGGTATTATGCGTTATTTACTGAAAGTAATGATGTATATAACGGTACAGGTTTCGGTATGATTGTTACTGAATTAGAAAATACTGCAGGTTTTAATTATACTGGAACTGCAGAAGTTTACGTAACAAATTACTCAGGTACACCGATGTCTGAATATCACGATTTAGTAGTTGCAACTTTACGTTCAAGAGGTATTGCAACTTATTCAAATGATGATGGTCCTGTTTATGAAGTATCGGGATTAACAGATGTAATGTTAGACGGTACAGGTGCATACTCAGCAGTTACTAAAAACCCGTTTGAAACATTTGCAATTTCAGGTGTTACTGCTGATGGTGACAACTTTACATTTAAAACATCATTTAACGTATCTAATTCAAATTACATATCTAAAGTATTTGGTAAGTCTAACTTCGCAAAACCTAAATCTGAAGTACCTTTATTCTTAGAAGAAGAATATTACTCAATGTTAAACATTGGTTATAGAAAAGGTATGATTAGAGGTCTTAATACTTCTTTATTATCTTTAGAAGGTGCTAGAACAGATACTGACAACACGGGTATTGGTTGGTACTTAGACCGTTACCAAACTCCTGAGACTCCTTATGTTGTTTCAGAATTAAGAGGTAGTAAGGTTTATGATATGTTTAAATTTATCACAATTTCTGATGGTAATTCAGCTAACAGAGAAGTTAAAATTTCAATTATTAACATTTCATTTAACAACGGCACATTTGATGTTGTTGTTCGTGATTTTTTCGATACTGATGCAAATCCTGTAGTGTTAGAGAAATTTACTAACTGTACTATGGACCCAAATCAAAATAGTTTTGTCGCTAAGAAGATAGGTACAGCAAACGGTGATTTCGAATTGAGGTCTAAATTTATTATGTTAGAAATGAATGAAGATGCACCGATTGACTCTTTACCTTGTGGTTTCCGTGGATACTTAACAAGACAGTACTCAGGTGCTAAATCACCATTCTTAGAATATAAAACTGAATATTACACTCCAGGTCAAGTTATTTATAACCCACCTTTCGGTTCTTCGACAGGTACTGATAATGAAACAAGAGCTGCGGGTGATAAAGTTAGAAAAGTATACTTAGGTGTATCTAACACTATGGGTATCGATTCTGATTTCTTCCAATACAAAGGAAAACAAAACCCAACTAGTTTAAAAACTGCTACAGAATCACAACCATGGGCTTACTTAACAAAAGGTTTCCACATGGATTCAGGTGCAACTATCGTAACAATTCCTGATAGTTATGTAACTTCAGGACAAAGTGCTTTTGAAGTAGGTGTGGCTCAGTTTAGAACTGAACCTGATGAAGACAGTCCATACAACAAATTAAACTCTCGTAAGTTTACATTGGCACCTTCAGGTGGTTTTGATGGATGGGACATCTATAGAGAATATAGAACTAATGGTGACAGATATCAATTAGGGGCTGCAGGTTATAGAGCAGGTGCAGCACCATCAATATCTTACCCAAGTGCAACAGGATGGGGAGCGTTCAAACAAATTACTGGACCTGACCAATTAACATGGGGTAATACTGACTACTACTCTTACTTGTGGGGTCAATATACATTCCAAAATCCTGAAGCGGTTAACATTAATGTGTTTACAACACCAGGTATTGATTATGTAAATAACTCTAACCTTGTTGAAGAAGCAATTGATATGGTTGAAACAGACAGAGCAGATTCTATCTACATCTGTACTACACCTGATTATCAAATGTTTACTCCTACGTTAGGTGACTTTGACACTAACTTTATTTATCCTGAGGAAGCTGTAGATAACTTAGAAGAAACAGGTATTGATTCTAACTATACTGCAACTTACTACCCTTGGATTTTAACAAGAGATTCTGTAAACAACACTCAAATCTACTTACCACCGACAGCTCAGGTAGTAAGAAACTTAGCGTTGACAGATAACATTGCATTCCCTTGGTTCGCATCTGCGGGTTACACAAGAGGTTTGGTAAATGCGGTTAAAGCACGTAAGAAGTTAACTCAAGAAGATAGAGACACTCTATATAAAGGTAGATTAAATCCAATTGCAACATTCTCAGATGTGGGTACGGTAATTTGGGGTAACAAAACTCTACAAGTTAGAGAATCTGCACTTGATAGAATAAACGTTAGAAGATTGTTGTTACAAGCTCGTAAGTTAATCTCAGCAGTGGCTGTAAGATTATTATTCGAACAGAATGACGAACAAGTAAGACAAGAGTTCTTAGATTCAGTTAACCCTATCTTGGATTCAATTAGAAGAGACAGAGGTTTGATTGACTTTAGAGTAACAGTTTCTAACACACCTGAGGATTTAGACTCTAATACGTTAACAGGTAAAATTTACTTGAAACCGACAAGAGCACTTGAATTCATCGATATTGAATTCTTAATTACACCAACAGGTGCATCATTTGAGGATATTTAATCACTCAATATATTTATAACATGGGGACTACTACGGTGGTCCCCATTAGCCATTTAAACGTTTAAACAAAAATAAGAACATGGAATTTAAGAAAAAAGTACTTAACGAGACGTTAGATATTAAATCTGACGGAAAAAAATCTTTCTCTAAAAAACCTCAAAACATTGTTATTTCTGAGGCTCAATTAGAAAGATTAATTGAAAAACTTAATCAAAAATAATAGAATTATATGTCTATTAGAAGGATTATAAAAGAGTTTTACGAAGAAAAACAACTTCGTGAAGGGTTTGACCTCGAAGGTAACCCTGACTTAAAGTATTATGCTTTTGATTGGGACGACAATATTGTTACGATGCCCACTCAAATCATTCTTTTAAGTGATAATGACGAAGAGGTTGGTATGTCTACAGAGGACTTTGCAGATTATCGAGGATTAATTGGTGTTGAACCTTTTGAATATAAGGGTAAAAACATTGTCAACTACGCTGACGACCCATATAGAAATTTTGGTGTTAAAGGTGATAGTGCATTTATTATTGACTCGATGATGGCAAAACCAGGTCCATCGTGGAATGATTTTGTGGAAGCAATTAACGGTGGTTCGATTTTTTCAATAATCACTGCTAGAGGTCACACACCGTCAGTCCTTCGTGAAGCGATTTATAATATGATTGTAACAGACCACAACGGTATTAGTAAAGAATCATTAATAGAAAACCTGAAAAAATATAGAAATATGTCGGGTGACGATGAAAAAGATGCATCAATTATGATTAATGATTAC